GTCCGGGGGGTTAAGTTCCTATCTTAGGGTCCTGCAGATTAGGTTTGGGCGGTTAGCCGATACCGAGTCTGTTACCACATTCGTCTTCAAAAGTGAAGAGGTAGGATGGTGCAGGGGTCTTTGGATAAAATCGGCGTACACGGTGTACATACCGACTGCCGTAAGCAACACACGAAGTCTCAGGGCGAGACCCAAATGTGTCGTCGTCCGTCCTACGGGGATCATAGCTCAATAGGTTGTATGAGCTTCTCCCAGACGGCGCATAGCGCGAACGATCCCCCTCGTAGCATTTTTCCATATGCCATAGGAGATAGGACCGCCAACCAAACGTCTTGCGACGTTCCGACGTAACACCATAGCCCTTGAATACCGGATGTCCATAGTCCGGATTTGGGATCGCCTCTTGTCGAGGCTCCCCCTGCTCCACGTCACCCTTGCGGGATCTGGGAAGGAAGGCTCTTGTGTCAACCGTGATTTTCTTCGTCGCCCATGCCCGATTCGGTGTGATAAACACACCTGATCTGGTATCCGTATTAAACGGGACAAGGCGAAGCTTGAGAGTCACACACTTTTCAGTTAACCAGTCCCACAGGGGACCGGGAGGTGTGCAAGCAATCAAACCGTTCACGACGTGCGACCATCCGCTTTTGTCCGATTCCTTCGGACATTCGCGGAGGTAGAAGGGGGTAATAAGTTGCCCCTCATAGTAGTCGCAGCCACAAGACTCGCGGAAGCGAGACTCAGGGTTAACAAAGGATTTCTCCCTGTTAATCGCGAAGCCGAGGAAACGAAGCAACTGCACCAAGTCAGGTGCGAGGTGAGACTCAATAATAATGTCATCACCATAGACGGAATACCGTTGAGAACCAACGGCCCGGCAAGCTGCTGTGAAGATTAGCGTCTCGAGGGTAAAGGTATATCCATTTCCCATTGAGGAGAACTATGTCCGGCAGACTCAGGCAACCTTCGAGGAGAGAGGATTCTCCCGAACGGTCGAGGATGAGCGGATTGATGAAGGAGACGAGGCCGTCCCCCACGTCCGCTATGATCATCCGCCTGAGAACGCCCACCTGCGTTGCCGCGAGGCCGATCCCTCCGCGCGCGTACATCTGTGAGACCATTGCGCGCAGGACATCGACCGTTGGTCCGTCGACTGACTCGACGGTATGTGCGACCTGCCGGAGCACGG